CATTGTAGAGTGCTCCCAATTCATCTTCTCCATCTGCAAATACACTGGAATAATTGACGGAAAAATCAAAATACCAAAATGTTTGTTGCTCGTCTAAATTATACAGGAACCCAAAATTTTCATTTTTTTCGTCATCCAAATAGTCTTGCATGGGCTCAGTTATATTTTCTGGTTGTGCCCTTAATGATATTACTTGAATAATTGTGTCTAAATTACACTGCGTATTCCTGCGATTTTGCCATTCCCTAGCTTCCTCAGGCGAAGCGCCAAGTAAACTTTTCTTGCTCGTCACATTAGTTTTAGTAATATCAAACAAGCTAAAACATCTTAATTTCATACAGCTATTTATAGACGTAAAAAAACCCGAGAAATTCTCGGGTTTTTAATTCAACCTAATTTAAATTAGTTCGTGAATGTTGCGCTAGCTGCTACTGAAACGTTAGCACTTGTCCAAGCATTTGACAACTCATTGTCTAATGTTACTGTAGTCCATGCACCAGTTGGATAAATAGCGATTGCTAAAGTATTATCTGTAGCATCACTGTATTCATATACATGAACTGTAGCTAGTTGCTGAACTGTTTGGAAAACAGTAGCGATATTGTCTAAAACTTGTGTTCCGTTACCTGTGATAGTAAAGAAGTCTAGTTTTGGACCTTGTGGTTGTACAGTTACGTTTGCTGTAATTGCGTTTAATGATCCTACTGCATAGCTAGGAGCATCGTAGTTCATTAGTTGTTTAAAGTCACCGTGTACTTTTGTAAATTGTGCCATGATATCTATTCCTTATAAAATGTGAGCACAAAGGCTCTACTTTTATTTATTCCTTCTACGAAAAAACGGGTATCTTAGACTTATTTTGGCATTAATTTTTGAAGATAAGCCATTAATTCTTTCTTTTCTTCTTGATCTAATTGCTGAAATTTAGCGATTATGTTATTCACTTCATCACTAATTGGTTCTTTTTCTGCTGCAGGAGGTTGTGATTTTGCTTTTTGTGTGGCGGCTACATCATAGAGCATATCGCCTAATTTTCTTAATGCAGGAACTCCGGCATTTTGTTGATATGTCAGTTCTACATTTTTAGCTAAATCTGTGATTTGCTTCATATTTGAGGAAATGTCTACTCCTTGCATATATTGCTGAACTACTTTAACAATATAGTCAGCCATGGTTAGTTTTTTAACTTGTGGGGGCTGGGCTGGAGGCGCGGGAGCTTCAGATAAAATCTCTGCTAACATCCTGTCAAAATACTTTGATTCTGATTGAACTGTGCCTGGCTGCGGGGTTTGTGCAGCTACACGATCAGCTTCTCTGGCTGCAGGGTTGGCTCCAAATTGAAAATTCTTATTTTTTGCCTGCATTTGTGCTTGAATATACTCTGCGTCACGTTGTAATTCATTTTGACGTTGAACTACTTCTGGCCACAAACCCTGCAAAACTCCAATCATTTTTCGTACAAATATATTACGAAAGTTAGTCTTAGCCAATACATTCTGTGAGTATCGTCTATTGCTCTGACTTCCCATATTTGAGGTGACTGGTTGAACCTCGCCTTTGACCAGATCCATTACAGCCTCATTTACAGTTTTATCTACTTCCTGAAGTTTCATTTTCTTATTGATTTAGTAAAGCGTTCAGAATCTTTGCTCTTAATTGCGCTTAATAGTTTCTTTTCCAAAATTGCTGCTTTATCGGAGTCATAATGCTTGTTAATCAACTCAACAAGATTTATGGCGCTTGTGATAATGTTATGGGCACGACTTTCAATAATGTGTTTGGTATCACGATTATTGCCCAGTGCTTCTAATTCTTCTAATAAACTACGGGTTTTTCGTTCCATAATGATAGGTTCCTAAATATATTTATCACTTTTTCAGACTGTTAAGCATAGCTTTTAATTTTGCGCTTTGTATGTCTGCTGCTACTTTTGGAACATCTTGTACTGTATCCGACAATTCACTATCATGTGTAGGACTTACTTTAGCAGTAGGTTTAAGTCTGGCCATTATATCATTTGGGCTGGGTTGAGGGTTATTATACTTTACACTAGCACTTTGTCCATCTTCGCCCGGATCTGTAATACGTAGTGTTTCTATGTTAAACTCAAGTTCAATTTTAGTTCCTACCCCTGAACTACTACGTGTTTTCATAAGCTGAATCTGATACTGACCACGCTCACGCATACTACGACTTGTGAAGATACCGAATACGTTATCCGCTGTGTTGATCTTTGAAATACCACCTGAGATGTGGCTGTGATCAAACTCAATTTCTTCCACTGCGCTACGATTCAATTGACTAGCTGTAACTAGCAGCACGTTCAATTCTTTAGACAAGTTACGCAATTCTTCCGATACATACTTGTCCTTAATAAACAAGTCCGAAGGGCTGACCTTTGCGCTGACGGGCATAAGAAGGTCAAGATAGTCAATGCAAAGAAAATCAATCTTTGCACCAGTCTTAATCTCATACTCTTTGCAATATGCTCGTAAGTCATTTACTGTACTCTGTGCCGGCAAATACTTGATTTGTAATTTACCGGCTTTTTTTGCCAACATTCTGACTTTCATTTCAATGTCATCAATGCTTTTAAAAATATCACGGCTGCTAGTTTCTGTCATCATGCTATCTATACGCATTGAACATAAGCCCTCACTGAGTTCCAATGATACATAGATACCATTCAATCCTGCTTGACTCCAGTTCACTGCGAGATTTTGCATAAACAAACTCTTACCTGAACCTGAACCACCTGCAAAGATTTGTAATTCACCTCGATTGAATCCACCATATAGTTTACTGTCAACTGTAGACCAACCAGTGCTTATTTGTCCGTTGTTACTCTTTAGTGACATCAATCTACTACGTGGGTCAGCAAAGTAATCAGTACCCATATCTTTTGTGATACTAATTTGCACTGCATCTTTAACTAATTTTTCAACTGGATCATAATTACCCTTTTCTAGTAGATCGGCTGCTTTAAGAATTGCACGTTCTAGTTCTTGCCTACGGGTGAATTTTTCAAACTCATCCAAAAACCATTCGTAGTGACCTTGTTGTAAATCAGCTATAAGTTCTAATTCTATTCCACAAGTTGCTAACACTTGATCATGTTCAGGTAACACATTATATTTTTCAGAGTGTTCTGAGAAAAACTTTGCAATAGGTCTTAGTGACTTATCAAAGTTTTCAGCATTCATAATATTGCTAACTCTTGTGTATAACTCACCATTGGTTATCATCATACGCAAAAAAAGTTTCTGAACATCTATATTATAATCAGTTACCAATTCGTTTCCTCATCATTTCTATTTTTATTTTACTTGTAGTTGCACACTGTATTATACTTAATAAAGTAGCTAGTTTTCCATATTTAATTACTGCATCATTAACATCTTTAACGTCATTGTCCCAATTAGGCAAACTTACTTTGTAACCTACTTCCAACGCCCGTTCGCAAGTATCTAATCCTGTTTTATCTCTATCAGGAACAAAAATAACTTCTTTGTTTAATTGTCTAATAAAACGCACTTGGTCATCATTAATCGTGTTGTGAGTCAGTGCTAACCCATCAATAGCTAATGCATCAAAAATACCTTCCATTAATAATGCAATTTGCCAATCACTGTTTTGATCGTCATACCCAAATACATAACCGGGTTGTTGATCATTGATATACTTAGGAGTTCTATCATCTAAGAATCTACTTGTGTGTCCTACTATTTCCCCATTGTAATAATAGGGAATAATGATTCTATTTGCATTTCTACCCTCATCAAATGGAGCCACATAAAACTGTCGTTTTTTAAAATCAATTTTTCTTTTAATCAGATAGTCAATGTATTTTTTGTGGTCTTGATTATTTTCATCAAGTAGTTCACTATCAGGTAGTTTCTTTGTTTTAAATTCTAATGGTTTTTCTTTTTTGAATTTTTTTGTAAAGTCAAGAAGGTCTTTGTTTTGTAAACTTTCAATATTCCATCGTTGAATTTGAACTTCGTCAATACCGCACCATTTCAATAACTCACGTGTTCGGTTAGTGATGCTACGACCCAATTCATAATGACAACTGAATGAACAATTAAAACAGTTATATGTCCAATTTGTTCCATCAAATTTTATTCCGCCTCGTTGTCTTTTGTCAGATTTGTGACCGCGCTTGTCGCAGCATATAGCATTAAAACTATACCAGCCACTTTGTGTAAGCTTCTTTTTGTTTGGAATTATTGATAGGATATCAAACATACTATGAGTGTAGCATAATATGTATCAAAAATACAATAGATTGGTATTTTATCTTGCTAAAATATGTTCTATGTTTCCACCGGTTGATGTAAACTGTAATTGAATATATGGGTGAAAACCAGTGACCGTTGTTCCTAAAGTATTGGTCTCTGCTGTGAAATT